TTTCAGAGCCGTCAGTATCAGTATAGATTTACTTTAAAATCCTGGTAGATGGGTTTTTGTGTTTTCATAAGTTATTATACCACACCACAGAATAAAAGTAAAATTCTACACCTTACCAGGTCCCCACAGCTCGACACGGAATACAGCTTCTTTAGCGTGGGCTGGTATCGGTGCCGAGGTCAACCAGCGGATACGTTTGATCAGTTGACCAGTAAATGGGTCAGGTAAACCATCAGTAAATCTACCGTATTCCCAGTTTAATTTATTATTCAGATCATTAATTGTCTCTTTCTGATCTGCATCTAACTCGGTGACTAAAAGAAAATATCCTTTGAAAATTTTCTTTTTTAGAGCTTTATTGATACGACACACAGAAGTATGATACCCATAACCTACTGAATAAAGAGCATCAGACATTATCAAAATCCTTTGCAACTAGTCGAGCAATATAATCCTTAATGCTACGTTTAGCACTCCAACCTAACTCCTCGGTCAGGGTAGTCATTAGTTCTGCAGCCATTCTATTACCACGAACCTCGGGCTGATAATCAATATCGAGACCAAACATATCCGCGATTTCAATAATAGAATATGCTTCAGGTGCACCGATACCATATCCATCTCCGTAACCATGGGCCCCAACTAGAATCAACCCATCGACAATATCGTCCACATGGGTGAAGTTTCGTTTTTGAGTTCCTGGTAATGTAACTGGTAAAGATTTACCTTCTGAGTATAGTTTGGCAAATTTTGCAATCACAGTGGCATATTTACCATCTGCAATCTCATTCTTACCTACCACATTATAGAAGTAGGTAATAGCATATTTTAGATCATACCAAGAACCGTAATTTTTTACCAATTCAGTATTTTTCGCTTTTGTAAATGCGTATGGAGAAGAATTGGCTCCAATATCACCAAACTTAGTTGATGATCCAGCATACACGAGTTTGGCATTATGTTTAAGGGCATATTCTAAGACTTCAAATGTGCCAGTTGAATTAGAATCCCATACAGTTCGCATATCACTGAATGATTGCTCAACTCTTGCATATTCCGCTAGGTGAAATATCAAGTCTGGTTTAAACTCAAGATCATGAATATCCTTGGTATTCATATCGCAATACCCTGCGCGTGGGACATGATTTAATTTAGTGCCCGTGGAATAGTTATCCACACTTAAAACATTATGGCCTTCAGATATTAGACGAGCACAGAGATTAGAGCCAATGAAACCAGCTCCACCTGTGACCATAATTTGTTTTATAAGTTGCATATTTTTTCCCAAAAAATTATTATAACACACTACAGAATAAAAGTAAAGTCTGTGGCTACGTCTAGGAATACCACAGACTTAGCTATATGAACTTACTTACCGAACAACTTGATTTTATAATCTATTATAATCGTGAAACCGGGGGCGGGAAATAAACACTGACCTACTCGGTGTAACTCTTTGTACATAGATTAATAGCAAAAGCCAACTAAAAATGCCCCGAAGGGCATATTGTTTTTTACCACACCATCTTAAATTTTATTGAATGAGACATGTTGTTCTACTTCACGGGGCAGCGGCTCGCCGTAATTGTTACGAATATCTACATTATAGTTCCAAGCTTCTCTTAGGATACTCAACTTATTTTTTGAAAAGTGAATGAATGCCGAACTATCCTTAGAAAAACATGGACCGGCGGCGCCGCGCCGCCCATCGGGCCCGGGAACCATTGTGTGACTCTTACCAATACGCGGATCATTTCCTACTGCTTCAATTATTCTATTATAATCAGCAGAATGTTTTGAACACAATTCGTTGATCTGATTAAAGAACAGGACCTTGGCTGCTAGGAATGAATTCATTGTATATTTTACAAACGAAGCCTCAACAGCAGTCATATAGAGAATTCGACAGCCTTTTTTACACTCCGAATAGTCATCGTAGATATCCATTAGATCTTTACAATTTTCCCAACTACCACCCATTACATGCATGATAGGATCTACAAAATCTTTTAGTGCATTGGCTTCAGTTAGAAACTCTGGGTTGTACACAAAATTGCTGTATTTTTCTGCCAATACCTTGATGATGTCTGGTGTCACTGTTGACTTTAGAACCAATAAGGTATCTAGATCCTTAAGTTCTTCTAGCACCTTTTCAACAATGCTAGAATCAATTTTACCATCCTCACCCATGGGAGTAGGAACTGCGATAAAGATCGCATCAAACTTAATGTTTGTCACGACTAAATCTTTACATGAGGTACCTAAAGCTGGATCGGCAATCACCGGATCACAGCCAATAAAGCCGTGTGCAATTGCCTTTCCTACAAAGCCATAGCCCACGATTCCGATATTTGCATTGAGTTTTTTCATTTGTTTTCTTTTTTGTAAAGGGTTATTATAACATATTCATGAATAAAAGTAAACTTACATGAAGTCGCCTAGTGGATTATTTTTCTGAGTATCAGCAGACCATTTAATCTTATGTGAGCCTTTTTTGAGGGCTTTAATATGTGGAATTTCTAGGATATCAGCGAATTTGTCCAGGTCTGCCTTGTTTCGAAAGCGGACCATAACAAATCGACCATCGCCACGACGCATTCGGTCGATATGGGGTGAAGGTTTAGTATTATCTTCTGGTTCATCAAATAGCATATTATTTCCTTATTGGTTATTCTAGGTGAAAATTGGGTAGGTAAATCCACATTAGAATTAGGTTTTTATGTGAGCAAGATAGCCTAGACTAACACCCAAATATACTGAGCGTTAGAGCCGCGTTCACCTGTAAACAACTTAGGGTACCAGATACATTTTACTGATCTAGCTCCATCATCAAGAATTGACTCAGAGCCAACAGCCACTAGTTCAACGAATTTCTTGAGATCGGCCTCAGTATCCATTTGGATTTCTAAAATATACGGCGCGTCATATTTAGGCTGATCATATTCTGGAAAGGCATGATAACTGGTTGGGTCAAGTTTTTCCTCGACACCGATATATTCTGATAAGGCATTAGTCATAGTTTATTCCAAGTCAATACGAACATCCGATATTGTAGCGTCAGTATAGGAGCCCATCATGTTTTTTGGATCATCCAGTTTAACCAATTTTAATTTATGCGGGTAAACATCTGGCCAAGTTAGACCTGGTTTCAGGATTAATTTATTATATTTCATAAAATGACTGAAATCCACATGATGATGGTGACGCCCCCATTTTTGGGCGATGGTTACACAATCTGGATGTGCTTTATGTAGTGATGCTACAAATGAATACCGATTATCAAATTCTTCTTTGTTACCAACTTTGTAAACTGCTTCAGTATTACCACCTTTCATTGTATGTGTGCCGGCCTTGCCAACAGTAAAAGAGTTTAGTAGAATAGTACAGTAACCTTTTTTCAGAATCTGTAAAGATAGATCAGTATCCTCATTGAACGGCGCAGGCTTTCCATCCCACTCAAGTACACGCCAGCGTTCGTCAATGGTATTGTCTAGTAGAATACAGCTGTAAATTCTGGTATTAAAGTAGGCTGGCTCTTTATTTAGAAAATTAGGCACGAAAAAGTGATAGTTCAGTCCACTCATAGCAACATTGGTGAATCTGTCACTATAATCTTCTGCTACTTTAAGTGCGATCATAGACTTAACACGCATTCGAGTATTACGATATACCCGATAAAAATATCGCATATTATCGTCCAGAATCCAATGCCTTTTAGCACCTAAGGAAATTGAGTGTTCCCAGACCCAATTTCTAACTGGAATACTACCAAGCCCTAGGTTACTGAAAGGTAATAGAAGAAGTTTAGCAGGATCAAAGCCACGCTCAAGCATACCTACTTTATAATCTTCGTATTGATGCGGTTCAATTACCAATCGATAGTTGGTGCAGCCGCATTCTTCAAGTGTACGAACAGTCCATAAGGTACTGGCTCTGGATTTTGAAATTACATAAATTGGGTATTTTGTCTGAACAGGTTCTGTCATTTTCTTTCCTTGTATAATACATTTTATCCTAGTACTTAGTAAGCAAAAATAAATTATCGCTCGGTGTAGTAGCCAAGAGGCTCAAAGCGACGCTTCATATCCTCGACAGTGACAGGAAAGATAAAGTCTGATTCTTGATAATGAGTCAGCACATGGGCTTTATACTTTGCCTTGGAAATCCACTCATTACAAACATGGCAGAGAAATTCTGTTGCTTCTTCACTCATAACACCTCCATTAGTTGTGCCAAACTAATAACCTTGATACCCATATCTTTGGCCTTTCCCATTTTACCTGAAGTCGAGCTCGGGTCTTTAGCGATCAACATTGTTGTTGATTTGTTAAATGTATCTGTTACAGTACCACCGAGGGCTTGAATCTTTTCGATCAACTCGAGAGATAACCGTACTCCTGTAGCAACCAAAATCTGGTTATTGAATACACCCGAACCTTTAGTCTCAAGTTTATCGGCCGCAAATGTTACTTTGGCTTTAATGGCCGAAAAAGTAGAATGTGCAGTAAATGCATTTAGCATAATAAGTTTTGCTGATTTAACATCGAAACCATCTAATTCGCAGAGATGGCTTTCGATTATTTTTCCACCGAGAACCTGTTCAACCGAGAACCTGGCAAATAGAACTTTTAGTTTTCGTTCGCCCATACCTCGACCGAATAATCCCAATGCTGCAAACAATCGCTGTGGGGTTACACTTGCTAGAACCTTGTTCATAATCAGTTCTGCTTTTCGTCCATTCTCACCAATAATTTTTTGAAGGCATGCCGAGTCTAGAATAATCTTGATAGGTTCAATGTAGCCGGCATCAATAAGCTTTGAAACTGCACCAGGACCAACGAAGTCGATTTCCAGTTTATGAAAAAAGTATTCAAGTTGTTTGGCTTTCTGAGCCATTAGACCTGCTCCAGAAGCATGAATAAGATCAACTTTCGTCTCATTCCACTCTACATTAGTATCGAATTGAGAATAGAACCACTCATTGTATAAGTCAGGCTCAATGCCGGAACTGACAAATCCAACAATTTTAGGTATTACTTGCCCACTGCGAACAATTTTAATGACAGAACCAGGGCAAAGTTTGTTATCCATTACAAACTTTGCATTATATGCTGTCACGCGACAAATTAGCACGCCGTCTAATTGAACTGGATTAATTAGAACAACTGGTTTACAAAGTCCATCTTTTGATGTGGACCATTGAATTTCTTGAATAGTTGTCTGGACACCCTCGGAGACAAGCTTGATCTTAACTGAAAATGGTGGATTTAGGTCATCTTCAGTAGGGGTAAAAATACGATATTTTGCAGATTCGACCTCTACCACAAGCCCGTCTAGTTCATATTTACTATCTTGCAGCATTTTGCTAATGAACTTTTCCAGATCGGCATAAGAACAAGTTTCTGAGATATGGCTGTATCCTGGTGTATCGAAGCCATAGAGATGCATCAATTGTAACTGATGACTCTTTGAAAGCTTTTGGTCATCAATCATCTCGAATGCGACAAAAACAAAGTATTTGTAAAGTTCTTTTTGACCTTCTGTCTTGTTAAGAAAACCAGCTACAAAGTTGCGGGCATTGGCATAATCACGGTCTGCTTCTGAAAGTAGATTTTTCCAATCAGCAGTAGGAACTACAAGTTCACCGCGAATAAACCCAGTGAACCGGCTTTCGATATACTGTGGCATTTGCATTTTGCTTGTATGTCGAATGTTAGATGCGCCTGATACACCGTCGCCGCGTGACCATGAGTTGACTAGAATTCCATTTTTATATTGCAACAGACAAGAGTTACCATCAATTTTTTCGGTAATAACAAAGCCAAGCTCGCCTGGGAATTTAGTTTTCCAGTTTACCCATTCTTTTTGATTGTGGAGTTGATCCAGAGAGCCCATCATAACAGGTAGTTTTTCTGCTCCGGTGCGATCATTAAAACCAACTCGCTTTAGAATATCGGGGTTGGTTTTTGCCAACTCAACTTCTAGCGTATCAAACTCGTAATCCGAAAGAATAGGCTCACCGGAGTAATAGGCACTTTTGGCATCGAAGTAGAGCTGTAGATCTTTTTTCATGAGTTGCCCTGAATACCGCGAACGCGAAGAATGTGATCTTGTACTTTACCGAGTTGGTATCGGCAATTTGCCGCATCGTACCATGTATTGCTACCCGGAGGAAACTTATTCTGAACTTCGGACAGTTCCATTAGCAAGGAATTCACTCGTACATTAAGAGCACAGTAATCCAATCCCGGCACGAAGCCGGGAGTATTTTCTTTGTTTTGCATTTTATTTAGTTCCAAATACGGTGGGCTTCTTCAATTGTTTCCACACCATCATAATCGGTGATAATCCATTCGACATCATCTGGAATTTCCACGACTTTTAAGCATGCTTGCATATCATTCGCCTTTACACCCAATTTCTCTACGATTTCGATTAAATCAGGGTGGCCACGGAGTTCGTGGCAATTGCTAAATGATGCCAAAAAATTATTGAATGGAATCACTTCGTCTGTGTGATTGTCTCCAACTGCCTGTTTGCGCACATCTTCAACAATCGGACACCCTTTTAAATAGAGTTCATAGAGGGCTTCAATTGAAAGCCCGAAGCCGCCATAGCAGGTATTGATCACAATTTTCATAATATTTTAAAAGTATTAAAGGGGCGGTTTTTTGTTCGTAATTTATTATACCACAGACCAGAATAAAAGTAAAATTTACGGTGCGGCTAAAAATTCATCAGTGACATCTTGAAGCACAATTGTATTTGGTAAGTATTCGACTAGAATAGACTGTGTCACACGAGTGAAGTAGTCGCAACTGACCAAACCCAAAGTATCCTTAGCATCATTACACATATCTTTTATTTTTTCATCGTCAAAATCTTTCCAATGAACAGGTAATTTAAAAGCTTCTAATTTCTCACGAACCATTTTAACGCAAGCTGCATTAAACTCGCCACGCTCTGGTTCACTTGGTTCATACATATTACCCCATCCTTCTTCACACAATTGAGCTAATCCTACATAGAAATGGGCCATTTCTGAGCCAAGCCCTGATATAGTTTTATTTGCGTGATTATCGCCATCATTTTCCCACGACATAATTGTCAATCGGTAACCAAAGGGAATAGTAGTAGTTTTCATTTTGTTTCTTTCAATTTAATTCCGAACCTGAGGGCAGAAATAGTCACTTGCATACTTGCCGGTCGCGGCAGATCCTCAACGAGATCGGCCAGAATATTTTTCACGAATTCTTCTAGCATTTCTTGTCGATCCACCACCGGCGAACCAAAGGCATCAATTCGGATTCCTGCATTAAATGCATGGCGTTGTAAGTTTGTGTTCATTGCAAAGTCTCAAGAGGGGTCCAGGTAAAGTAGTCCATTATATTTTAGGTTTTCAAAGTTTAGCAAATTTTAGAACATTTGTCGTGACTGCCATCGATGGGCAGACAACTGCACAAGACTTTTTTCCTTCCAAAGTGGTATTTTCATGTCCCAGATAAACACTCGGGAGAAGAGCAATTTTATCAAACTCTTTTTGATTCACCCGGAGCACGCACTTTTTGAAGGACCTGTTTAGCCAAGCTTTATAATCCAGATTTTCCTGGAGCATAATATGAGCCGACAAGACGGCATGGGGCCACCAAGGTTGGCGTCATAAAATCTGGGAACTCATCGAGAACTGCAATATAGAGTTTTGCAGAATCACTCTGGCTCAGATTGTCAGTGAATACCTTAAGGGCTTCGATGCGGGTAAGGTGTGCGTAGCTCCGAGTGGAGGCTTCATCGCGGGCCAGAAAGTCGGCAAACGAATCCAAGAGTTGGTCATTGGTCATGTTTATTCCGGAAAATAGTTGCAACGGGGATGGCAGTAGATTCTGCCGGGGATAGGGCATCCACCGAAACCAATATTCGGCTCTATCAGCATAGTGCTTTTGGGAGAGAACCCGTAATTCTTGAGACAGTATGTATCAAGCTCAGTAGCGGTCGGAGTTTCTCCGTCAAATACGAGCATGACCTTGCCGGACATGTGATCTTTTGAGCAGTCAGTAATCATGATGTTTCCTAATGGAGTTGGTTGGTATACATTTATTATGCCACAAGCTTAGATAAAAGTAAACCTACTCTTCAAAAACTTCGAACCAAACATCTCTCCAGGGTGACGAAGCTTCTTCTTGCTCTACAAACGCATCTGCCTCCTCTTCTGTAGCAAATTCGGCGACGGTGTTTTTGTACACCTCGTCATAATCTTGAACACATCGTTGAACATTAAACATTTTGGTCTTTCGGTTGGTATGTGTTTATTATAACACACCTAGGAATAAAAGTAAAATCTTACGGGCCTAACGCCCACATCTTAATTTCAGCGTGATCCTCAAAGCATTATGAACCGGTTGGCATCTACAAATAAAAACTAAGGTATCATATTTTTTATTATTTTATACTTATCTCACTAATGCACACATAGATAGCGCTTCATTGGTGGAGATATTAAGTTCATTACACCTGTGAATAATCTTTTTTGCCTTACCTAAGTACTTCCCATGGGCATAACCACCCCAGTTATCTTTGGCATAACTACCCGAGTTATCTTTATTATTTTTAATTTCATGGAACCAACCACAACCATCTATGTGATTTGCCGTACATAGCAGAGAATGTAATTCTCTGGCTAAATCCTCCTCTGGGGATTCTTTTTTTAATGCTTCTAGACGAAGTTTTAACTCCTCCATAATAGAAGATTGCTTTTCAATTTGTTCTTGAATAGAGGAAATAGTATATTTTGACATATTGATCCTTACAGGTAAGATTGCAAACCGAAGAATACCGTTTTATCATACATTCCGCCACGGGATTCGATATATGAGCAAACATATTCAGTACCAGGTGGGTACTGCAAATACATGCTGACTTTATAAGAGTCAGTATTGATGAGAATACTATTTTCCATCTTGGGAGTTTTCATTTTAAAATCCTTAACATGCAAGTGCGGTGAAGTCTATCTTCTTTGCACGAAATATCTAGCAGATTCTCGGTCTGTTAGATAAACTTGTTTATACCCGAAAGCTCTTACCGTTGGCTTTCCAGATAACATTTTTTATTGAAATAAACCCACATACCCGAAGATGCTTCCAACCGGACCGAGAAAAATTGAAATTCCCTTGACGATCCAGAATGGTGTAATCAAGTCCATAGTTGCTGGGATACTCATTGCAACTTGTACAACGTTGATGATCCATCCGACTATAAAGAAAGCCCAGATACCGATAATAGTTTTCATTTTTTGCTCCAAAGAGTTTTTTCAAGATTTGCGTTTGATGCCATCAGATTCTTTACCTGATCTTTCAGTTTGTCCTCACGCATTTTAGCAAAGCCAGCCTGCGCTTTATTGAAACGGTCGAGATCGATCAGCTCTTGGACTAGGGCCCAAAGTACAATATGATCCTGTGTGGTACAAGCGGCGGATTGGATTTGGTCTGATGTTCGCATAAATTATTATAACACAAGGTTGGATAAAAGTAAACCACCTTCTTCTGTGTGCTTGCACTTGGCCCGAAAAATAAAGCCTGGGCAGCTGCACCGGAGAACACCATTTTTCTTGGTAACATGATATACAGCTCCTTTGCTACCCATGATCTTGGCAGTCGGTTCAGAATCTGGAAGTTTGTAGCCGAAGGTATTCGGCACTTGAACAAAAGTTCTACCACGAACATAGAATGGAATTGGCTTCTTAAAAGTTTTTACTTCTGTTTGGCCAGATGAAACAAAAGCGATCATCTTGGATTTATCCTGGGTAAGCAAATAGATATGATTTTTACCACCACCAGCCCAAACTGTAGTTTCTTGAAGGAAATTCATTCTACTTCTACCACATAATAAAAGTGATTATCTACACAAGTTACGCCATTATTCAAACGATCAGCAGCTTGTTGGGCTTCAGACCGGGTTAGATAAAACATAACAAATTCATTGCGGTAATTTTTATCATCGCTATAGATTTCTTTTAATAATTTATACATAAAATTTACTCTTCGGTGAACTCAAACCAAGTGAAAATATCCATACTGGCTTGTTCCATGTCGCTAGCGAACTGTCGAGCTTCTTTTTCCGTTTCAAATTCTGCGATCAGCTTCTTTGGTTCCAAGAAAAGATCGTTGCGGCATTTGAAGACTAAAAACATTTTATTTCCTTGGTGGTCTTGTCGGGGTATGTGTTTATTATACCACACCACAGAATAAAAGTAAAATTTTACACGCCTAGTTTGGCCACATGGACCCAGTTGATCCGGCACATAATCTGACGGTTGTAGAAGCGATCCAGGTTCTCAAGCACCCGCAGGTCCATCTGGGTCCTAGCTTCCGTGTACGACAACTCTCCCTTGCTTTTACAGAAGAACAAAATCTCACGCTTAAAATTATCGATCCCTAATAGCTCAATATCAGCAATTAGGCGTTCAGAACTCCCCCAATATTCACGCCAATCCGAGTGAACTAAGATAGTGGTCTTTTTCTTATACTTCTGACCCTTACCGGTCTCACCCTTCTTCAGTTTACGATAGAGAGTTTTAACCGATGTTTTCTTGAAGTATATTAGCTTTCTCCCGATATAGGCTTTACCATCGGAAATTCGGCTTATTTTATAGATAAAACCAAGTGCAGTTTCGGGTATCAGTGAATCATTGAATGGTAGATCATTATAGATCCAACCGGGCTCACTCATCTAAATCATCATCCCCATGATCCATATCTAATGGATCAGCACACACTGGGCACACTGTAACTTTAGCATCATCGAAGTCGTCTCCGAGTCTAATAGTTCCTCGGGTTTCACAATTGGAGCAATCGAAAGTAATTTTTTGTGACATATATAGCCTTGTTTGTTAAGTCAACCTATTTAACAAACTAAAAAAGGATCCGAAGATCCTTTTGTTCAGGCGCTTGTTAATAGTTCAACAAGTTCAGTATAACCACCTATATATTTATTGTCTCTTAGGATAATAGGGACAGTTCTAGCCGAGGGGGCTAATAACTTGGCGTGACTTAATGCAATATATGATTGAGTAAGATCCTTGTCCTGCCCAACTTCAATGTGAAGTTCCTTGTAGTCAATATTTTTAAGAAACAAAAGATTTTTAGCCTTAACGCAAAACCCACAATTTGGTTTTGAAATAACAGTGTACATTAAAAGTCCGTTTCAAAGGTTGTCTGACTATCATCGCGCACAAGAACATTTACCTTGTATGCATTTGCATTCTGCTCTTGCGGAGCAGGTTGTGTATTACCAATATTAATCCAGTTTTCCATGAAGGGCATAGGATTGGTTTTTGGAAACTTGTGTTCTGATTTTACATCAAGAAACTGAAATACTTCCTTGGCATTATAAAGTACCCAAGCAGATACTGTATTGGCATTTACACCAACCAGTTCTCTGCCTTCGCTGAATAGATACTCAACCCATTTTAATTCTGAAGCTACCACCTCGTTGGCTAATTCCTCAATTCTTGGCTTCAGTCTTTTGTATGCTGCCTTACCACGTTCTGTCGCTAGTTCAACCCTTAACACTTCCTTATCTAATTCTGAATGAACTTCTAATTCGTCCTGGGCAATTTTTTGAACTGCCTTACCGATAGATTGAAATGGACCTGTACTGCAAATAGCAAATGTAATACTAAAACTAGCCATGAATTGAAGACGTTCTAATAATAGAAGTGCGACAATTGCCATGAATAGGTCATCATACACATCATCAGTATAATTACGATCTAGTGCATACTGGTGACTGGTTTTATATAACTTAGAAAATACCTTATTGACTGTATTCATTCTAATGATGGATTCACGAACACTTAGAATATCAGCAAAAACCTTTTCTGGGTCATTGAATGAGGTTCGGATAATTTCAGAATATGTTGCTGAATGAATAACCTCATTGTCACTAACCCTCTGATATGCTGCCCATAGTGAACTATCAGTAATAAATGGCGCCAGCAGAGGCGCAATTGAACGAGAAGCAACAGAATCTGCTTCCCATTGCCAGGCCAGTGTTCGGATCATCATATCATAAACTGACTTCGAACAGTTATTAAAATCCATATTGCATTGGGTAAAGTCGAACTCGGTCTCTTCCCAATCTAAAGATTTCATTAATTTATACAGTCCCCAAATCTTAGGGTATGGTTTATGCGCGGTATTAAAAAGGCCAGGTGCCGCACCAAAAAATAATGGTGACTTAGATTCCATGTAAGACTCAATGGTCTTATCTTCATTAAAAACTTCCATAATTCCTTAAATTTATTTTTACAAACTACACGATTCGCATATCTCTGATTCAGAGCTTAGCGCGTTTTCGCCAGTGTCTAGATTGACTCCATTACTGGTCTTACTATTAATATAATATCTGCTCTTAAGCCCGTATTTGACAATGTCGAGATAATCCTTAATCATTTCTGAAGATGTAATCTTTTGTTCGCCTAAAATTTTGACAAATAAATCAGCAGAGATACCCTGATCGGTCCATTTCTGAATGATGGCATAAACCTTAATCATATCAGTGGTAGAAATACCCCAGGCAGACTGATATTTATGCTTTAATTTTGAGCCTTCTGGAGCACACCAATAGTTAGGAACAGAAGAATCCGTGGTTTTCATAATGTTAAGCTCACGAATAGGATAGAGTCCGTTGGTGGTACCTGACCCGAGCGATGACGATTCAGCGGGCATGTGCGCGTTCAATACGGAATTTCTAATTCCACCATTTGCTACAATGGCAGAACGTAAGAATTCCCAATCACGCTTATTTTCAACAGTGACTAATTCATCTACACGCTTTTCATATGTATCAGTTGGTAACCAGCCATCTACCCATTTGGTTTTATGCATCCATGGCGCATTACCTAGTTCCTTACCTAGTCTTAATGAGGCATTGATTAAATGCCACATATGAGTTTCAGATAGTGTATGAATAAAATCTCGGCCATCCTGATCATCATACTTTTTATTTTCTTTAGCGAGTAAATGTGCAAGACCAATCATACCAACACCAGCGGACAGTCTGGCCTTTGCAGTATGAGCTAATGCTTTGAATGCATAATCTGATTTATGAATACAAACATCAATCATTTTTAGTGCATAATATGCTGCGTCAGCATATTGCTCATCTGACTCGATATTAGACACCACCACCGCACCCAATGAGCATAAACCAATTTCGCCGTCACCCTCTTTATAGTCACTATATAGATCAGCCACAGACTCAAAACCAGCTGTAGGAATTGCAATTTCCGCACAATTATGAACTAGAATACCATTGGCAAAAAAGTTTTCAACTTTAGCCACTGTGATATCATATACCGGAATATCATTTAACAATTCAATAATTTTAATTTTAATCATTTTCGACCTTTTCTATAATTTGTATTTTTTATTAAAAAATCATCTAACTCAGATATTAGTATAGATTTAGATAATATTCCGTTTGTTACCCATTTCTTACTCGATGTCATATGAGAAGCTGCCAGTTTTTGCACATCTGAACGATAATAAGGAATATATTTTATATCCTGCTTCCGCAATATATTATACTCTAGTATAAGTCCATTTATTGACCCAAAATTATTTTGTATCCAGACATAGGAAATCTTTTTAAACTCTACGAATTCGGTCTTTAGGGCAACTGAGAATGCAGTCATAATAAAGCGATTTTCCACAATAGACCTAGAAACGCAATCCATCACACGCAATTTTCTTTCCGGTGTCATTTCCTTGTAATTTCTATTTGTAGAACCCACACCAAAACCAGCCGGTTGTTTTGTACCGGGTCGGCCTTTCGAATGATGGCACCATTCACCACTTAAAACCTTCGGGTGGTCAACTGGGATAGAACCGATAACTTCTCTAGTCACGCTATCGACCACGGGCATTTTCCCAGTTCTAGCCTTTGACAAGCTTTCAATACCAATCGCTTTTAGGCATTCCATCTCTACTAAAAAGGCTTCATCAACTTCAGACATGTTACGCTGTCTTGGATGGGTCGACAAACCCTTTGAAAAGAAGAATTGTAATGAGGACCCCGCAGAATAACCATAATGGCTACCCTTCAAAATTTCATAAAGATAATAATGAGCTAGTAAATGTTCTCTGAATGTCAATAGAACTTTATTACTTTTGGCATTCGGATTACCCTCTAGATGACCACGGGGACCTTTTCGCGCCCGTTCCTTAAACATAAAATCTGGGATAATATGATGACTTTCATAGTACACCCGATTTCTTTTGGTTCTGCATTCAGCTTTCGCATTTTCAATCATTTCCTTATACTTAATTTTATACATGGTACTCCCAGATTAAATGTTATATTATATTTATAACATTTAAATTTCGGAGCATAGAGTATCAGTTTCATTCAAGTCTTTAGCTTTAACATACCCTCGATTTTTCGTGAAAATAAGATGATCAGCAGTGCACTTAACGATAGCCCCGGATTCATCTTCAATCTCATAAAGAACTGAGCTAGTACCGGTTTGAGCAGCAGCAGTCACAACATTCCATTCACTCTCATTGGACTCTATATTGTAACTCTTAACCTTTACACCAATCAAGCCACCCATCTCATAATGCTCAACAAAACTACGCATGTCAATGTTGGTTTGAACGCCATCAATTTCTATATCAAGTCTAGTGTCGCCAGTCACACAAAGATTCGAACTATAAATTTTCTGTTTGAATGGAGTATGCTTATTTGCCGCGTCAGTCATAAACAAATACTGCACCCCGGTTTCATATGATTGAGTCAATACACCAATAGCAATTTCCCTGGCGTTTAGTTTAAATGGCGCGGTTTTTTCATAGACCGAGTACAATGCTTCGAAGTTGGCTTGATCGCTATCATATTGGGCTTCATACAGTTCAGCATTACCGGCATAGGAAAACGGTGCATATTCCTCATTACGAGCAACCTTTCTCGCAAATGTCCGATTGGAACTAAACGAGTAATGACACCCATCAATTTTCTTTGTAGCTACAGACATTGGGTGGCGCAACTTTTGAATCACCTCTACCTCAGGATCATATGCGCTATAAAACATTGTAGAAGCACCACCGCGACCATTTTGTAAATTGGCGCCAATAGCACCTACCATTGCCCGAATATATGGCAACTTACCCTGATGTTGAATAACTCCACTACGAACTGCATCACCTAAAGATCGAGTTTTTAGGTGGGTTCCAATACCTGCACTTGCACAGGTCATCATATATGCGATGTGATCTCCGGCGGCAAGACTTGCAGCTGTATCATTTGTTGTATATACGCAGCAAGAGGCATAGCCATTTAGCTTGGTACCTAGATTGACATAGTTAGGTGTAGGTGCATTAATTCGACCCTGCGAAAAGTGATCATACCATTTTTTGACATGAATCATCTTATCGACTGCCTCATTTTCTGCTAGAGCCATGGCCATTCGCATGTACACAAATTGTGCTGACTCATACTCTTTTTTTGCTATCTTATTTCTAAGCGCATACTTATAACGAATCTGGTTTAGTTGGTAATGGGGGTATTTTAGATCAAGCTTATGGTTAATGATCTTTTCGGCTTCAGAGTATTCATCATTGCTATAGTTTAACTCAGCCATAATGTCAGCATCAAATAGGGCCTTATGGACCTGCTTAATGGTTGGCTTACCGGCGGGGTAAAGTTCCCGGTCGATCAGGGCGGTATATAGGCGCCCGGCCATACGATTGTATTCCCAGGTTTTTTTGTTTAGACATGCTTCGATTAGCTTTTTCTGTAGCTCAAGAGAGTTGCATTCTACGGGGCAAACATTAACTGCCTCAATTACAACCGAGGTCCAGTCTACATATCCACCCAAGGTTTTTGAAGCCCATTCACCCCACATGTTAACTTTGGTCGGATTAAAGTCTTCTTTTGTACCGTTGCGCTTAATAATAACTTTGATCATTTTTTCTTTCTTTTAGATTCTAGTTCGGACAGAACAATATTTTCAGGTGTAGTTAAATCATCACTGATAATAAGAACAGTTTTTTCTGCTGTGGGGTGTTTTATTACAACCGGTTCTTGCAGGACTAATGGTTTAATATCGTAAGACTTAATAAATTCTACTACGACATCACTGATTAAAAGTTTTGATTCGATGGATGTTAGCTTTTCGAAAACCAGATTCTGATTACTCGGTTCACCCAATAACACAAATACCACATTAGAGCCTAAGTCTCTTGCAATTCTATATACATTAACAAAAAATAGATCATTATTGATCCAATCCTCAAGTGTATCAACATTGAGTTCTATTGCGGGTTTATCATTAAGGGTGGATACCCTTATCCAATTATTATTTTTATACTTTTCCATTAACATCTTTTTTCCAGTGCGAGTTCTAGTAAAGCAGCTGCTCCACTTTTTTTGTTTTTGAATACGTATTGTTCGATTTCATCTGCGGTTATTCCGCTTATAACAATGTCATTTATATCTTTTTTCCAGGTATCTGGTAATAGACAGACCGTAAACCCAGAGGTTATTGCTTTTTTCAATTGATTACAAACCTGTAGATTTCTTCTAAAGTCATTATCCGGAATAATGACAACTTTAGCCTTATGCGTTTTAAGAAATTCTGACTTGTAATCTGCTCGGCCAATTGCCAGACAATTATCAAGAAATAAACTATCAAGTTGACCCTCAACGACCAGTAGGGTTTTATTTATATCGATACGGTTCTGACCGTATATGAATTCCTGATCCTTGTCGATCCTAAGATGAATGTACTTTGGCATTTCCTTACCGAATGCCCGGCAAGTAAAGCCCAATAACTTTTTGGTTGAATCATAACAGGGTATGATTAATCTAGGAGAATCAACCTTAAATGTTTTAAAGACCGGATCAATTTTAGAAGCCCATTTAAAGAATTTCGGCACCAGAAATAAATCCTTATATCTAGCTTCTGGTATTTGCCTGTTAGAAATATATTTAAGGGCAGGATTACCAATAGGTAAGGATGCATATGAGATTAGGTCTGTAAAATGATTGTATGTTGGTTTATATTCTGATTTAACTGGAGTTAATAACGCCGGCTTGTACTCCTTTTTTGATTCCCATATACCTTCCTTAAAATTTTCCAGACAGTATTCACGATAAAGTGACGGATCAATATCTTGTAAGAACTTCGACAATGGTAAAGATTCACTACAATTAAAGCATTTAAAGAATACGGATCCATTATGATTTAAAAAGTGACCACGGGTCTTTCTGGATTCTGAGCGTTCACAACTATGTGTAAAACTAGCAAGAACGCTGCCGGTATTTTTGTAAGTTATATTCCTTAGTCTGGAAGAAATAAAGCCTACATATTTTTTGTCAATAATTGATGATGTCATTTTATTCGGTGTACACCACTCGTTTAATGCCAAAATGCTTGATAGCCTTCGCGCAGCCGCAACAAGGTGCAGCTAGACCAGAAACTGTAACCCCACCTACTATTTTGGTTCTTGCAATATAGAGAGTCGACTTACTCAGATTCTTATCTGATAGTCGCTTTCTAGCATTATGAATGGCAGCAATTTCAGCATGAATCTGAACTGCCTCAGGGTGTTTATTGAAAAAATGCATTAGTGTGCTGGTTTTGGTGGAGTTAGTGCCGAACGAGACAATATCTTTTTTCAGAACAATACATGCAGCTAGTCTGCCAGAACCTACTCGGGGAATATCCTCACACATAAGCATGAGTTGTTTCAAGATCTTGTTATCAAAAGTAGAAAGTATCATTGGTGAGATCATAATCTATTATACCACTTTTTTGTGTGACTATAATAAACAAAAAGTGAAGTTTATTTCGAGGTAAAATTTAGTTGGATATAATGAACTATGTACCCCAGTCGCTGGTTGTTCGTAATGTAACTTGGTTTGATTAGCTGTAACTTAAAAGGAGACCTAGGTCTCCTTTTTCTATTCTATACACTTGTGAATTTCCAGATTTTCTACAGTGACAGTAGGCACACCGTTATAGCTTTTTTCAATCGATGCGTAGAGTTTGTCCTCGGCGGTTTCAATGCATTCGGCCAAAATAATTCTATACTGAGTACGTCTATCGGTATACAGACCCGGACTAAATTCAATGCACGAAGTAAAGTTGGCAATAAAAAGATGCATTATTATTCCTGATTGGTTGGGGTATGTGTTTATTATACCACAACCTGAAATAAAAGTAAAATTTTACATGTCCACGATTTTTGTGCCTAGAGTCCCTAGCATGAGTTTGGTGTGAGCATGGCCCGCGATCATCCGCACATAGAAATTATTCTTGAGCTCAGGGTGGCGAACAACTTCAGGGTCGGTATCATCTGGTTTGGTTACAGTTTTTCCTTTAATTGCATGATATGCTTTAGCATCTTCGAAACTGTGCACATAATTCTTTAGATCAATCTGCTTTTTCAAAAAGGAAAGAGATTTGCCACTAACCTCGGCATGAGCACGTTCCTGTTTTAGATCATCGCTTACGATCTTACCTAATGCTTTTTTGCCGTGCTCAGAACCGTCCGATGCAATTGCAATTCGTTTACGGCCTTTACCACCATCAATATATAATGCCACTGCCGTAATTGTCCCACTATTCTTACTTACTTTCCAGAATGGAATTTCATTAACCATTGAGTCTGGTGTAGATAACTCTGGGCTTTTATTACCGCCCTGAGACACATATGCATCATGAATCATTTTATGAATTACAACAGCATCCTTTTCTTTTTAATCCTTGTTGTTAGGCAGATAGTTATAATAAGATTCTGAAAGAAAGTCTCTGAAGCTCATAGTTGTGCCTGCTCGTAATGGTATGCTGTAATAAGTTTATTTATATTGGTATCAGTCATACGATGGCCGCCAGAACTGATAATAAGATTATAATCCTTATAAAGATTTAAAGCCAAACCAGGGTGCACCGTGGTATCATCGGTACAAACACAAACAGTTCGATTAGTCGGAGCTAGTTCTTTGAGTTTGTCATATTGAATGGTAACGGTTGGATCGATTCCGTATTTGAGTAACGAGTTAGCAGGATCGGTACTTGGGTTATAAAGAAATAAAGAACAAGGGATCATTCCAGCAAGTTTTTCGGCGTACCATCCACCGAGACTTGAAGCGAAAATGTTAATGTGATCACTGCTTGGGCATGTATCCATAAGATAGTATGCCATTGAAGCAAGTGATCCAATAGGGTCACTTGACTTATATGTTAATGCAGAAATTTCAATATGATCCTGATATTGCTTCAATGTAGATGAGTCAGAACCAGAACCGAATCCTGGGATATAGAAGTTCATTCACCGGTGCCGTAGTAAGCAATAAGAACCTTCATGGCGTTTAGATATTTTTTGTTGTTAGCATAATCCTCGGGGTGCATATAGGAAGCTTCCTTCTCATGGCCCTTCATATCTTTTTTAAGAAGTGCACGACTAGCTTTGAGAGTTTCAAGAGTAATTAAATCAGCAACTTTATATGGAATTTGAAGGCCCGGGATTTTAAATTCAGATGTCATGTTTAGCTTTCGTTATTAAGAATTTATTATAACACAGTATAGAATAAAAGTAAAGTTATTCTGCCACGAAGTCTTTTAGAAACTTGATCGTGTCTGGGTGCATGAGAACCTCAAAGTGGTTTGCTTTCACCTCTACTTGGCGCGCGTGTAGCATCGCTCTCTGGCTAGCCACGGTTACCACACTGTCGTTTGGCTCAAACGCAGTAGGCAGCGATCCTGACGTGCTATAGATCGACAAAACTGGGCACGGAGCAGGCAGGTTAGAGAGCGGCTTGATATAGACTGAGGAAGGGACCAGATCCCGCAAGACCTCTAAAGAACGTAGAGCCCACTGAGCATAAATTGCGCACTTCGATCCCCCGAGTGGGGAGGAGATTGTAACTACTTTTTCGATATTACGAAGTCTAAGATGGGCAATATTCATTGCAATGACCCCACCAAGAGAATGGCCCACAAGAATAACCGGTTCCTTTTTCGGAATTTGTTTAAGAACTTCCTCAATAGAAAGACGTAGAGGCTGCCTAGAGCTATAGTTAGCCGTCGATCCATTTTTACTATAATTCTGAATCACATAGTTAAAGGATAGATGGCTTGAATTCAAGCCATGAATAAAGATTATCTTTGCCATTAGAACTCCAGCCTACCAATTCGATCAGCCAAATTGAATTCTACTACCTGTTCTGGAGATAGATATACATCATGGTCAGTCACTAAAAAACTACGAATGGTATTTTCATCTAGTCCAGTGTGTTGAATATAATGATTTAGAATCATTAAATCTAACCGATCGTATTCCTTTTGCAGATTTTTTAATTCTGAGTATGATCCTTCTGAGCCTGTATTAAAATGATGAGTCATTGCCATGCACGTGGGGGTGATGGTTCGATGACCTTTGGCTCCGGCCATAAAAATTAATAGTCCAGCACTTTGGATTTGACCAACACCATATGTCTTAATGGGAATTTTAGATGCAATGACGGCCTCAATAATTGCCATGCCTGCTGCTAAGTCACCGCCTTCGGAGTTAATCATTAAAGATAAATCTTTAGGTGGATTATCTAGCATATTCATTGCCACAATCCATTGGACTACTTCTAGGGCAGAATCTGCTGTAATATCTGAAAACAAAAGAGCCGGACCAAATTTCTCTGTCGGCTCTAATTCTTCCAGTTCGATTTTTTTTGATTTTGCCATATATTACCTATAAAAAATATGTTCACCGATCACAACTCTAGGTTTTTTGCCCCATGCAGGGTTAACGGTATGATTGTGAAAAAATAATGATCCTTTTGTGTTATCCTTATATGTTTTTAGGACTACTAATTTATATGTGATTTCTCTGATACGTTTGGGAACTTTTGTTTTATTTGCTTTTTTATTGGTGCGTACCCATGAAAATTGGTGCTTCTGATAAACTACGTTACATATGGTATTAGGAAATCTACGATCAGATACTCTATTTAAAGTAACATGGCCAACGGCCAGAATGCCGGCCTTAGACTCACCCCGAGCCTCGTGGTAAAGATTAAGTTCCATACATCTAAGCTCAGCTGATAGTTCGGAACTGTGTTCTTTTTTTGGGTTTCCATTCGCTGTCGATATTGTTACAGACACCAACGAACCGATGATGAGAAGAGTTATTCTTTTCATATGTGCTCCAAAATAGGTTAAGCATACATACTTATGAATTTTTAGATCGTATACTGGCAAGCAAATGGTTCATCGTCAATTTTTCAAAAGTTTCATCTGCTTTGGTATATGAAATTTTCATATAAAGATCGTTTTTTTCGGTATAATTGCGGCGCATATCGGGTGCATAAATCCCCTTCCCGATATGACATCTATAGTTAAGTTTGTCGGACTCAAAAATCATATCCTCGTAGGTCCAAACATGTTGAAAAAATACCCAACGGCCGTCAGCTAATTTATCAAAAAGTACAAATCTACGGAAACCGTGAGCTCGGTTTTTTAAGTCTCGCTGAATTGCTTCATTCTTTTCTGAAATAGTTTTTCCAAAAATCATATATTATCCCATATTCCATCCATCATGAAATAAAGAAATCCATCCATCATGAAACAAAGAAAACCGATAACAAATGCCCACCAGGGGGCTCCTAATGCTATACAAATAAAGAAAGCGAAAAAAACTACCATATAATATTCCAAAAATTTAGGGGGCGGAAACAAGCTTAGGACGGTTGATTACAGTCTGCTTGGCATTATTGTAGATTTTGTGGGCCTTAATCGTGCAAAGAATATCCGCGGTTTCGCCTTCCTTGGGCATTTCAGAATTGCCGATGTAGGTAATCTTGTTGCCGGCAGCATCTTCACAGATATACAGGTTAGAAACACCTGAATCGTAGTAAGAGAAAGAAGCGCCCTGAATCTGGACGATCTTTTTGACCGTGAGTTTAATAGCTACTTTTTTATCACCAACAGAGGCAATATAGCTAAGGCCCTCATTCTTTTTCAGAATTGCAGCATCCCGGGCAATTTTGTATTCAGCCTGCCGCACCATAGAGTTGCGGATAGCCTGACATTGTTTTTCGGTCAATTTACCGTAGTTGGCGTAGGCGGCTGCCAGGGATGCCATGAACTGATCACCACGATACTCAGAGTCAAACATAAATGCCACCAAAGCCTGGGCATCGACTACAGTTTTAAAAAATGTAATGGAAGCATTTTGAATGATACGACGCTTGGTAGCTGCTTCATATGCGGCCGGGTGGTGAATGACATTTTGCACGATGATCCTTGGTTGGTATATATTTATTATACCACACCGCAGAATAAAAGTAAAATTTTACTTACCGGTGCGCCACTCACTCAATTACGGCAGATTTCAACCCACCATTTCGCTCAGTGACTGTTTGGCTGATGCTGGGTGGGTGTAGAGCGGCACGACCCACGCCGCATACTTTTCGCCATTGCGTTTGATGTAGTCTTCTCGGTACGTTTCGTTCCCGGCAAATTGCCGGAAATCATATCCACCTTCCCCGTCGAAGGTTTGCCAAGCAGTAGGCTCCTGCCCGCTGGCAAGTGGCTGCTGTGATGGTGGCGGGGCATCCGCAAAGTACCTCCCAGCAATGCCGCTGTAGATTTTCATATCTGCTTTAGTTGCGGGCATAGGCTCCCACCCGCTGGCAAGGCTTGGGCCGCCCCATGCGGCATTTGCGCTTCCTGCGGCGGCCCATGCAGCATTTGTGCCCCATGCGGCATTTGTGCTGCCCCTTGCGGCATTTGCGCCCCATGGCGAACACAGCGGTTCGGTTTCTTTATGAAGGTCTGTCAAAATCGTGATTTGTCCTGATGTTGTGGGTGGCTTTAAGCTCAGGCAACAAGGCATTGACCGCTTTGTCTGGAAGCACACTACAAAAGCCATTGGCTTTGCAAAGCTCGGTCAGCTCATACCGCCATTCAATGCCTGGTTTACTCGTCATTTTGCACAGCCCTTTGGTTCGCAGTGCCTTGATAAGTAAGTCAATCGAATTCTGGCTCTTGCCGTATTTCGCAAGACCGGCAGCTATTTCTGCACCGGTACTTTTTGGATTTTCGCGGAGGAAATCCACCACTTGTTGTTGATAGCTTTGCACGCCCATGATTATTCCTTTGGTGGTGGTGGTAGGGGCATCCAGATTACCCAATGAGCATAGACCTTCGACTGTAAGAATGTAATCACCGGTTATGCCATTGTAGAATACTACACGTCGATTTACTTCAAACATATCGGCCGCAAGTGAAAGATTTCGTGATGCAACATCTGCGTCCCGAGCACAACCAAAAAGTAAGACAGTGATAATAGAGGCTCAAATAAATTTGTTAATCATGATATTTTGTATTAAATTATTTTTGAGTTAGATATTCTTTAATGCTAATATAGATAGCTGTTAAAATTAAGCAACATACTACAGCAGAGACAGAAAGAACAATCCAGAATAGAGGGACATATACCATAATTAACACAATAGAGGTTAAAAACAATACAGTTACAGTGATAAGAAAAACACTTTGCATAAAATTACGCTTTTATGATTAGGTCAATCGAGTTTCGGCTCTTGCCGTATTTAGCAAGACCGGCAGCTATTTCTGCGCCGGTACTTTTTGGATTTTCACGGAGGAAATCCACCACCTGTTGTTGGTAACTTTGCATACTCATAATTTCTCCTTAATGTTGCGGGTGGCTTTAAGCTCAGGCAACAAGGCATTGACCTTGGCTGCAAACTTGTTTTCGACGTTTTTAATTTCTAACTGATACTCTTTTTTGATTGAGTCAATGGCGTTTTTTATCTTCTTTCCGTCCTCTAGGGTTCTAACGGCAAGAATGTTTTTTCGCCCCATAATGAATTCATAGTCATTAGCGTAGAAGTTACCAAAGTCGTTGAAGCTGCCTGCGCCGCAACAAATGTGTGGGAACAGATCGTAGCCCCAAAAACCGTAAACCCTAGGTTCAGGCTTGCTCATGGCTTTTCCTTGCTGACGAGCATTGCGGCGTCGATGGCGGCAGTTGGTGACGGGTATTGAGACCCATCCTCGTACCCCCAATGCAGGGCTTCAACGGTTGGGTGAATTTGTCTCCGGCATTCGGGCCAACCGTGTTGAAGGCAGTAGCGATACCGCGCAGCATCTACTGCGTCGGATTTACTCAGCGGATGCTGTGCTGGTGCTGGGTGGGTGTATAGTGGCGTGACCAACGCTGAATACTTTTCACCGTTCCGTTTGATGTAGTCATCGTGGTACGTTTTGTTTTCTGCAAATTGCCGGAACTCATAGCCCCCTTCACCGTCGAAGGTTTGCCAAGCCACAGGCTCCTGCCCGCTGGCAAGCTTTGCCCATCCTTCGCGCTGCTGCTGCTTGAGCACGATGCACGCCGCGCTGACTGTTTCAAGCGATGCGGTGAGATGGGCAAGCTGCACCTCAAGCTCTGCGATGCGTGCTTGCAACGGCTCAATGCACACCCTGGCGTAGGCGAAGGCTTGCTTGTCCATCGTCATGACGATGGACAGATAAGTCCCGCCAGTCGGGTCTTTGAACACGGTTGGTGAACGCGTCGGCGGTGGTGACAGTTCGTGGTTCATGGCTTCTCTCCTTCGTTCAATGTCTTGATTCCATTCGGGCCAGGGTTTGTTGCTCATTTCAATTCTCCGATTCAGTTCTGAGGTGCAGTTGAGAATATGGCTAACAGCTTCATCTGTTAGTATCATTGCTATTCTTTACGTTTTATGTTTACCCAATTCTGTGTATGCCTTCGACTGCTCTTACTATTTCCATTATCAGGTCCATGGATATTCCGGCTCCTGCCATAGCGTTACACGCCATAATTTTATCGCTTTCCCGTACTTGATCGACTGTTAATGGTTTTTGCCCGGGGTCGGCCTCGGCTTTGGGGTTCGGCATTACTGGACAATAGTGACTGCGTACGCAGTCACCGTATTCATTGCAACAATTCATTCTGGAGCACCTTGACTAATAATTTTCAAGTCATAATCACTTAATCCAAGATCGGAGGCCCTTTTTCGGGCGAAATGATAAGCTAGTTGCTTAACTTCCTTATCTGGGACCTTACTGTCCTCTAGCGAAGGTTTGGTAACTTCGAAAAGATCTTTTGGAAGTAAATACAGATCATTTTTGAAGTGATAAACCTTTACTTCTCTAATTTCCGCATTACTCCCTTGTGGCCCTCGGTTTTTAGCGAGTCGAACTGCGGTGGCCAGATTCTGGTATGTACCAACTCTTATTTCCATACCCCGACCTTCGTTTAGGTCACTGTTAGAGTACACTCCGTACACAATTTTTATCTCTGTCATAATTATTTCAAGTTAGCGTTTGTAATGAACGGCGCGTTCATATTTTCCATTTTCGTTTCTGTAGATACTGACAAAATGTCCGTTCTTTGAACCGTCATCCCATGTCCACATTCTGGTCTCGTTATAAGCAATGGGTGAGTAATGCATTTCCCATGCGTCTAGCAAGTTTTCTGACTCGAGGGCAGCATTTAGGGTTTCAAAGAAGTTTTTCATTTACATTCCTAGAGCCAACATCACACCGATGCAAGCAAAGATAAGAACTGTGGCTACCGCGTACATAAAATCATTCACAAGATCACTCCATGAAGATAAGGAGGGTGACACCAAGAATCGCCAGAGTAGCAAGATAGCTGATGATAGCGGATTTAATAAAGATTCGAAGATTGTTCATTTTATTTAAATGGGTTTGTTGTGGTGTGAGTTTATTATAACACGACTCAGGATAAAAGTAAAACTTAAACCACAGGAAGTTGTTGTTAAGTTACTTCCACACCATTCAAGTACCACAACTTGTGGCCACTGTTATACTCAATAGCTGGTCCATCGTGCCGATGTAGTTTGCCATTCAAGTACCACTCCTTGTCGCCGTTGACATACTCAGCGGCTGGTCCATCGGTCCGATGGAGTACGCCATGCAAGTACCACATCTTGGAGCCAGCAGCATACTCAATAGCTGGTCCTTCGGTACGGTGGCGCTTACCATTCAGGAACCACTGGGTTTTGTGTGCATCGACTTGTACTGTGTATTCGGTGGTGTTGTTCATGATGTTACCTTGCTTCCGCCAGTTCTAGGGCCCGTTTCACATACATGTCTTTGGTTTTTCCAACTGAATCGATAAGATTCTGCTTTTGCTTTTTTGAAAGCATCTCGAACATCTGCACAACCTGAGACCCAAAATAACCCGAGGAGTAGGAATGACTGCCATAAACTGCATGAGTGGAGTCAGTCAGCGCGTTGACGGTTTCTTGGAATTCTTGAGTAAGGTTGCTAGTAAACATTTTGATTATGCCATGTTGTTGAGTCGGAGGATGATCTTTTGGTATTCTTCACGAATTTCCAGAGATCTTCCGTGAAGATTGGTGTATGCATCCGCGTCACCACGATCCATAGCGTTACCCAGGTCATCCTGGTTTATGATGAGCTCTTTCTCGAGGGCCGTAAGCTTGTTGTGAAGACGGTTTACAAGGGCGCTGTTGTGTTGTGATTTCATGGTATTTCCGTGTTGATAAGTTATTATACCACACCAAGGAATAAAAGTAAAATGTACTAAAAGCCCTTGAGCGCTCGGAATCTTTCCCGCGTGGCCAAGAAGGCGGGCAGCCAGGTTTTTACTTTCTCCTTGAACACGACTAGCCCAATATCCTGAACAGTCATTGCAATCAAAATATTTGGAATTTTTACTCCAGTGCGTTCAAAAAAAGCATATGAGTAATAGGCGGTCTGTTTGAAATAACCAGAGATTTGATCTCTTGATTTATATCTCGCAGCCGACTTCCAATCGCAAACAAATAATTCGCCGTCTATACGCGCAATAAGATCGACTGTACCAGCAGTTTCTAACCTATCAGAGTATAACTTAGTTTCCATTGCATGTACTTCCTCAATAGATTCAATGACGGGTATTAGACACTCAAACATTTCACGATTACCCGCATCAAACATTCCCCATTCATATTGTTCGCCGACTATCATTTTTTCACATGCTTTATGAATTATAGTTCCTCTACTCGCGGCCTTTCTGCTAATCTCATTGGCTACTTCATGACCAACTCGATTTCGCCACTCGGTTATATATTGAATAGATTCGATTCCAAGAATTGTAGTTATACTTGGATATTTTGCACCAGATGGGGTTTCGTATAAGCGTCCTTCGGGGCCATTAATCTGCTTTATCTTAGCGATATCGTAAGGTATAAATAGTTTAGGTTTCATAATAAGGCTTCTATGGAAATTAAATTTAAACAACTACAAAGTATCTTACCCACATGTAATGATATTATAGGATGGACAGTTCTTCTTAATAAGTATTTGCCAGCGGCTGGAATAGATAGTCCCGAAGAAATATCTAGATTTCTAGCCCAGCTTGGCCACGAATCTGCGGATCTTAATATATTAACTGAGAATCTTAACTACTCAGCTACTGGTTTATTAAAAACCTTCGGTAAATATTTTAATAAAAACACCGCCGTTGAGTACGCTCGTCAGCCCCCAAAAATTGCCAATCGAGTATACGCTAATCGAATGAGCAATGGTAGTGAGGCATCCGGCGATGGTTGGAAATTCAGGGGAGCTGGACCCCTTCAGTTAACCGGTAAAAGTAATTTTCTCCAATGTAGTGAGGATCTATTTAAGGATCAACGGCTAATTGCCAATCCAGAATTTGTACGTTTACCAGATATGGGTTTACAGGCTGCCATATGGTTCTGGAATAAAAATAAGTTAAATAGCATAACCGACATGCATTTGTTAACCAAGAGGGTAAACGGTGGATTCAATGGTTTGAATGACAGACTGGCTAGGTATGACATTGCAATAAAAATTTTAAAGGATTAGGTCGGTAGATAGTTTGGTTTAATAACAGAAGGAAACTTATGGCAAGAAAATCTCAGACATTTAGTAAACGCACTCGATATGACCGATTCGAGGAAACAGTCCGAACAAAAACAGAGGCTATAGTTTCATACGAAACACCCAGAAAAAAGTTTACTACCCATGATCTGAAGAATATTCATCCTAAAACATACGCACAGGAAAGAGTATTTGAAGCCTACCAACAAGGTGGTAACTCACTGGTTCTAACTGGATCGGCTGGAACAGGTAAAACATTCCTAGCAGTCTATCTTGCACTTCAGGAGATTCTATCCGGCGAAACACCTTTTAAGAAACTAATTATTATTAGATCAACTGCACCGTTGCGAGAAATTGGTCACCTACCAGGTACTGTGGAAGAAAAAATCGCCATTTATGAACTTCCATATAAACAGTTATGTGATGATATCTTTACCAGGTCTGGTCAATATGAAAAGTTAAAGGAATCTGGTATTATCGAATTTGTTTCTACTTCATTCGTTCGCGGACTTACCTTCAAGGATTGTATTGTTGTAATGGATGAGATCCAAAACTTTAATTTTCAAGAATTGTCAAGCTGTATTACACGCGCTGGCAATAACTGCAAATATTTTGCATGTGGTGATACCAAACAAAGTGATCTATTGTACAGAAAGACTGATATATCGGGCTTACCAGAATTTTTGGAAATTCTAAAAATGATTCCATCATTTAGAGGAGTCACATTCGGTATTGAAGATATTGTTAGATCAGGGTTGGTTCGCGAGTTTCTAGTAGCCGAGGAACGATTTGCTGAAATTCAGGCCAGAAGAGAATCATTAAAAATGGTGTAAACTAAAGGGGCCAGATCGATCTGGCCTTTTTTAATCCATTGCGAGTTCTCCACTATTACGCCCAGTCGCCAAATTGGTCCTAGCATGGCGTTCGCTTATACGGGAGAGTACTTGGCCAAACCCGCCAGTATCAGCCTTATGAGTCATTAGTCTTTCTGAATGACGTGATAAAGTTGGAGCAGATAACATATATGTTGAATCTGTTCCGCCGCAATATGGGCATTCCTTTAGTTCATCTTTTTCTGCAATACGACAGCGAACTTCAAAAAGTTCATCACAGTCATTGCATTTTTTGTCCCATGTTGGCATAGTAATTCCTTAATACAACTAGATGGCAGCCGCGAACCGCCAAGTTCCGCTACCTTTACTCAACCCACGAAAGGCCCATATAAGCAATAAAATTATTTAGTGTAGCAGTTTTGAATGCTCAAAACTGACATTACCCTGATACAGAAGGTCAGTAATTGTTTTTTCATATGTAAAAGTTCCATCACTATCGCCAGAAATAGTAATCGAATTGCTAAAGCCATCTGCTAAAAGTACGGCAATTGTAAGTGCTGATTTAATCGCCTCATCAATATCCTCGTTAATAATATTTGTGACAACTAAAACATTATCCGGTGTGTCATTCGCAATTAATCCTACTGCAGGATTATATGTGGTAATTCCCTCATTATCATTCTTATAAACAGTAATGAAAAAGTAGTCGGCAATAACAACGGCTAAATCAGTTTTATCGCTCATTTGATATCCTTAAATGGTAGAACTTTTGAAAGTTCTTTGAAGCAATATTGCTTTTCTTTATCAGAATCCGCACTATTCGCAAATACCACATTGTCGGTGATTGTATTTTTATAGGTATTAAAGTTCATGATTTTGTCCATTTCTTATGGAATTTGCAGACCATGGCTGCCTGGGTGAAAAATAATCTCATCATCAGTTAACACATGACCGAATGTTCCAAGTCCAGTTTGTTTAGAATAATTTCCATCTGGCATTTTGCAGAAAATATCATCTGTGTATAAATTAAACAATCTATTCGTGTCTGCTTTACATGGCCATGGATATTTTCCATCTTTTTTAACTGTGTAGTACCCTGTCACTTGAAAACTATAGCCCATTTTATAGCCCATTTGTCCATTCCTTGTTTTGGCGGATGCAGCGGTTAATTGATCGGCTGTATAGTAGCTCTGGAGTTGTAGGATCTTCGATCTCGGAGATAGAAGGTTTTACTGGGTAAAAAACATCTGGCAATGATCCAAATGAATATGCACTATAGTCCATATAGCCGGCATGATAACTCATAATGTAGTAATCAATGTCCACATTATGTAGACCAGAAACTACTCGGGAACCCTTTTTCATAACGGTATTAAGATCTTTCGAGCCATTTTCGATTTTTCGCATAACGGCTACTTTTCGCATTGCACTCTTAATGTGGCCGATAATTACATTTCGAAGTAAGTTATCGACAAACATCAATTCATCTGGACCGACAGCACCAACAGTTAGTTCAAGTTTGGTAGCTTCCTCACGCAAGAGTCGTAACAGATTTGCTGCTACTTTTGCATCCATACTCTCAGAACCAACAGCCGACACGATACCAGCCACATTTGTATTAAAGGCATTAATGCGAACTGTACATGATCGTGTTAATTTTTTGTTATCGAGCTCAACTAAACGCCGCGCCAAATAATGTGCGGCAGGAGTTCGACCAAAGGTATTAATATCAAACATTTTCTTCTTTCGTGATCGGAACCAAGAGCCCATATTCGTTGGGCTCAAGAATTTTCGGGCCGATATTAGCAATATCCGAGACCATCGGTTTTCCCGCATTAATTATATCCTTAACAAAAATTCTACGGATATTGGCTTCCGGTAAACCGCTGGCCACACAAAATGCTACAGCCTCAGTTTTTCTGGCAGAGTAGTTAACTACCCTCACCATATTGTCATACACAAGGTAGCCTGCAAATTTAAACATTAGAATTCCCTAAAGCTAGGTCCGATAAAGTGTCGAATGTATTCTACAGTCGTGCCTGTAGAACAATTCTTGATTAGATATTCTAGAAAACCACTAGCTCCTTTTTTATGTCGAAGAAGCAAGAACCTGGTGTAAAGTGAATTTTGCTTAGCCCACATCGCAAACTCTTTATCAGTCTGAAAACTCTGAGATTTGTATAAACCCTCAATCTCTAGGATATGCTTGCTAATACTATTACGGACTGACTTTTCATAATTTACAAGCCGCATCTTTCGATCTTCAGATACAAGGGGTAGCAGATCATCAAGCTTATTGGTCAGAATAAGCTCAAGAACATTCTTTTCATGCTGAATTACATCAATGCTTCGGTGGAGCAGAACGTATTGGTCCGCTTTGATTTTAACTCGGAAGCCACTATCAAAGGTAATTACCACACCCTCAGAATCATCCCACAGTTTTACTGCCGCTGCAATCTCCTGAATGGTAGATGTGTTGTCCAGAACTTCTTTTACAATGGGAATAAGACCGCTCGTATATAACTCAAGTTCATTATAATTACAATAGGACCGTTCATTATAGTTACAATAAGACCCAGAGATGTTATTACGAACCGCAAGTAGAGTTAGAGCAGCAACAGGGTAATCAATGACAACCTGATTTTCTCGTGAGGTATACTCAAAGATTGGCGTGGTATTGTCCTTTAGGCACTTCAGAAAAAATGCTTCGTATGAATCTTTTAGGGATGAGTTTTTTACGAACCGTTCGGCCATATCTGAATATTCAGTAATACCAGCACGAGTTCCAAGACGATAACCTTCGCCGATAGGGATCATGCGAATCATGCTTCCATCTTTTTTCTCTAAGACAGAAAATTTCTGGGTAAAGTCAATATCCTCTACACGCCAACCATCACATTCTCCTAAATTGTGGAATTTGTCGAGGGCAAGACTACAGATCAAGCCATCTTGATCGAAGCAAGTTCCGCGAAGATTTTTTAGAATAAGAGTTTCGCGGTCATTCTTACCCAAGAAGGTGCCAGGTAGAGTCAGAAAATAATCAATAACACTATAGCCATTCCGAATATTATGCTTGAACTCGGATTTGTTCTTGATTGCGTCTAGCGCTTCTGATAGATTAAACATTTTATCCCTTAAATTCTTCAGTCCAACGAATAAATGCTTCCCGAGATTCCTTCAGGGTAATACCAAACTTGTCTACCATAACTGAAGGCGCTGCGAACATGTTAATTTGCCCGCTTTTTCTGACTTGATAGAGAAAGTCAAAGAAGCCCTGGTCTGCTGGATTTTTAGCTTTAATCATAATAATTAGTTGGATTCAATAAAGAGGAGACACTCAGACAATTTCGCCCTGCAACAGAACATCGCCGGATTCATTGATGACCTGATAGGTCTCGTCACTCACATAGATTAGTTCAAGATCTTTCACTTTTGGATGGTATGTGTTTATTATAACACACACCAGAATAAAAGTAAAATGCTGTCAGTAGAAGCCAGCCTTACGCTTTCCCGTGTCTCGGTTTTTCTCTGAGTGGTTGTAGATTTCTGCTAAGGTTTTTGGTACCTGATCAGTCGGGCACCAGGCAATATTTTTATGTACGGCCAGAAATTTTAGGATCTCTACGTGGTCAAGGGCGCGAAAGCGAATTACACCCGCGCATCGACCAGGTCTAGTAAGAGCAGGATCCACATCATCCAAGTTTTCTAGGTTAGTACTAAAAATCATTTTCTTATTGGCGGCAGAAACCAATCCATCTGAGGAATTAAGAAACTTTACCATTATTTCATTTCCAGATGCTCGAGTACCTAATAGATTATCAGCATCCTCAAATACTAATGTCCCGGCATCAGATTCAGCAAAGGTCGCAAAGATACTATCCTTACTCATGATTAATGGATCATAAGTTACCATAGCTCCGCGCTTAGATTCTGAAATGATATGTTTAATAAGATTCGTCTTTCCAGTTCCAGGTGGGCCAATTAACAGTAGGATGTTTTCTGGCCCATTCAAATAATTATGAACTAGATTATCAAGCCCACCCTCAATAAACGGGTATGACTCTTCTGTAATACCGATTGGCCGAACCAGTGGAATAAGAACCGAGTTCATATCTATGGTGGTTATCCATTCAATTGAACATGGGATGGTTTCATAATTTTCACAAATGGCTAGTTCTAACTTATTAACCAATTCATTATCACCAGACAGAAAAATATCAATTGACGTAGAGGATGATTTGACACTTACCATTAGGCTATTGTCCTCATTAACTACCTGGGTTATTCTCGTGCTGACTGCGGTAGCTATAATTTTATCTTTTATAAGACTAGAGATAAAATTTACGATGTTTTCTGCTTGAAGCGTTCCACGGGAAAGATTTACAAATCTACCCACCACAGATCGTTTGGCATTAATGTTTGCCATTAGAAACTGAGATTTGATATATTCTGTAATTTCGGTCTCACAATAGCTGATATTATCTTTACTCATATTATCCTTTAATATTTCATTGATCGAACCTTTAGCTCCAGGACCTAACCATCTTTTTATTTTCATGTTAGTTTTTCAATTTTAATATCTAGAGACTCCAAAAACCGGGCCCCAGAACTATCTCTATATGAATCTCGGTAGTAAACATTTTTAATACCAGCTCCATATATTAGTTTAGAACACTGATGGCAGGGGAGTAAGGTTACATATAGAGTGGAATCCTTAGAAGATATTCCAGATTGAAGCAACTTCATCAGCAGATTTTCTTCCGCGTGTTGAACATTGGATGCGGTTACAGTAGTTAGAACACCATTTTCGATAATATCTAGCTCACATCTATTTGTGGTTCCTTTTGGAGTACCATTCCACCCAAATGAAATTACATTACCATCTCTAATTAATACAGCTCCAACTTTTGCACGAACAGCATGACTCATTTGTGCAAATCGTTCAGCTATATCCATATAGAGTTGATTATAGCGATCTTCTTTTTCTGTCACTTTAGAAAGCCAATACCCCTAAGTTTTTCTAGAGTAATATTAGGAAACAAAGAATCTAGTTTCTGCTCTTTAATAGCAATTAGAATTTTTGCTTCCTCATTTGATAGGGATTCTAAGCATGAAATAAACATGGTTTCACGCTTGAGTGGTTTTAGATCACTTCTACAATAGACATAAAAGCGCCTTGTTTCCATATAGAATGAGCCGGTCAGTTGTTCTGAAGACCCCAATTGGGCTTTATATGGAGGGATACCATCGGGAAGAATGAACTTTTTTTCTGTCAAGAATGCGTGTTCAAACACAGGCCTTACTACACTATTGCTAGAATATTTTTTAAGAGAGGTGATATCCTTATTTGCATCACTTAAAATATCTTTAATTAGTTCCATAATAATCCTTTAAAAGTCCATGATACGGGGTAGAATCTGCTTCAGCTTATATTTAATACACAAATCCATAATACCCTGTCGATCAGCTTTATCTGGAGCCATTTTGTACTGAGAAATAACTCGATCCCTAAGATCGGTTGGTACACATTCTGAACTGATTAATCGTTCATTGCGTTTGTATCTGGCGAGTTCGAACGGAGTTAAGGATGCAAGATTTGAATATTTTTTAATAATTGCCTTAGTTACTGGTTTAGCTCGACCATATTTTTCCTTGTCCATAAAGAAATCATCTTCCATGAGAACAGAAGGTACACCATCACCCGAGTCGCCATTGATGATTTTTTTGACCAGAAATGTTTTTTCTGGTTTAGGGACGATTTTTTTGACCCGTGGACTCCATTGTGCATAATTTTTATGCTTATACTGTTGAAGAAAATCATGGTCCGATGAAATGTTCATAACACGCTGGGGAGATTCTTCTAGACCCTCCTGAACAAATTCATTCTCAGCAAAATAGTCAGACAAGATAAAGATGATATCATCGCCTTCTGCAGCATCATCCTGTAAGACCTTGTAAGGAAATAGACTAGCTAATTCAAATTTAAGGTCGTGCATGATACTGAAAATTGATGACCAATCCGTATCAGACTCTTCTCGGTTGGTTTTTCGCTGACCTTTATAAGGAGGGAATACCTCTCGGCGCCAGTTCTTTCGGCCATCACATGCAATAATAAGATTACCACACTTTTCTGCCCATTGTCGTTTATAGCCTAGGGTTGTAGTCAGAAAAACATGTCGGGCAATTTGCTCCATTTTTTCCATGGGCTCACCTTTTTTGAAATCCTGAGGGAAGGCAGTCACGGATGCGATATACACATTGGACATATCTACGGTGATGGGCATAGTATTCTCCTTAAAATGTTATTATAACACAACAACGGATAAAAGTAAAATAGGTCAATGGGAAATAAAAAGCCACCCAGGCAGAATACTGAGATAGATTGAATGCAATAAAAAAAGTGGTCCGGTGTATAATACCAGAACCAGATAAATCACGACCCGCTAGAAAAGACTCATTTTAGTACAAGCCTATTTGGATACACAATCGCCTGTTTGGAATTATCTAGATATAGCTTGCCATCCTCAATCCGAGTAACTTCTGCAATATAGATATATGCTATAGGGCCACCCGCCGCCCGGTAAACCTTATCGCCTACCGCCAGGGGTTTAAAATACTGATCTAGAATCATAGAGCCTGCTCACCGAACACCGCCTGATAAGTTGCCTCGAGTTCAGCATTATCTGCTTTCACAGTGCTAAATTTAGAGGAGTGAAAAATCCGTGCCATCTTTTTAAGCATAGGCTTTGGTATTTCGTGTAGTTTACTCATGTCGGAAATTGCTTCTTTTTGGAAATCGCGCTCGCCCTCAACGCGAGTCATTGAGCCACTTAATTCACTGCAAAGCCCTTTAATTGCCTTGATCTGAAGTTCTGAGTAGGTAACTAGGTCGGATTGTAGATCTTGATTGTCGTTCATAATAAAGCTTTCTTGTTTAACAGTTCCATTTATCCAGGGCTAATTTTTTCCTGGTAGGTTCACCGTCGGGGGTTTTCATTGGACCTTCTACACCAGACATTCTAGCGCAGAAACTTTTTCTTCGGTTTGCAGCCTTACTACCGGGCTCTAGTTCTGAAGGTGGTGTAGTTACGGGTGCCTTTAGATTACTTCCAGTTTTACTATTATAATGGTCTCGACCTTTTTGGGTTAGACCACCAGTTGGGCTTTTGAAGCCGTTTGCATCCTCATTGGTCTGAGAATTTTTTAGATCGGCTGCAGTTGGCGCGCCCTCCGAACCAGGCTTTCGCATTTTTTCACCAGAGCCCCTTTTAATTCGCTCACGTTTTTTGTGAATGTTATCCCAAAGGCCATTTTTCTCGTTTAGTTCGAGAAAATCTCTAAATGATTGCATAAAAGCTCCAGGTTGTTGTCTACTATTTATACAATTTAGAATGTTTGAAATTAAGAGCCTACGCAGTAATCATGATCTCTTGTGAACAATCAACGGTGACCAAACCTTCACTGCTCAAATAGTCATAACTGAGGATTTGATGCTCATTGAAACTACGAAAGGCATCAGCATCAAGATCAACCACCCGAAACAGCCCAGGTTTAGCAGGAACTACCTGATCGTTCGCGGGTTGGGCTACAAAAAGATGGCCGACTAGAGCCACGTTAGTGGTACATCTCATAATGCGAGTGGTGCCATCTTTTTTGGTAAAAGTAACAATTACTTGTCCGTCGTTAAAAGCGGTCTGGAGATTTTTTGTAATCATTGTTTTTCTATTAAAAATTACTGGCAAGAACAGGTTTAGTTACATTTGTATTTGGTGCCACCTTGTTCTGGGGGTGCAGTAGCCAGGAAGTGCCCATTTTTTTCTTAGCTTCTTCCATTCGTACTTGATTTCGTTCCATCAAGTCAATGTGTTCTTGTGAATAGCGCATTTTGTCAAACTGTTGCATTTAGGCTTCCTTGGAGTAGATTGTAATACACTTGCCAGATTTTTTAGAGTCACGAACCGATTTCAATGTTCGGTTTGCTACCCGTGTCAGCTTTTTAGCTTCCTTGGATTTTGGTGTCAAATTGATGGAGAAGAATACAGATGCAGCCATGAGTTTTCCCAGAAGTTAAGAAGATTAAAAAGAAGTATTTAAACCAGTGATGTTGGTAAAATCTTTTTGAAGCATATCAGAAAAGATACCGACACTTTTCGCGATGTTTTTGACTGTCACTCCTCGGATTTTAAAATAGTCAACTGTATAGGTATCATCTGGAGTCAAAGTCACCTTTACCGAATTGATGCCGCCTCGGGCGAAATTACTCGGCAATTTGAAGTGAAGTGCATTTGGGCTAGATGCCAGATTTTTTGCCCCGGTCATTGCGACGAAGAGGTTGCCGCCGAGCTGAGAAAGGATGATCTGTGCAGTGTTCATTTTATGATCCTTGGTTGGTATGTGTTTATTATAACACGGGCAGGAATAAAAGTAAAACTTAAATCACACCAGACATTTTGAGACAGACGATAGCAGATGCAGACCCAATGAGATAAGGAATCATCTTAAACAAAAGTAGCGCGCCAATACTATTGGTTTTTACCATGGCTGCAAACGTGGTTAGAACTATTGCAGAGAGACCAGCGGTGATAGTGGCAAAGGTATTGAAGTCCATGATAATCCTAGTGAGGTTTGGTTGGTATGTGTTTATTATAACACAGGTAGGAATAAAAGTAAAACTTAAATCACACGTACCGCACCATGGTTACCGTACCACCCTGCTTCTCGACATCCAGTGCAAATTCCTGGAGGGTGTTGATGATTTTCTGGGGCCGACCACCTTCCAAACCCATTCCGATCATGGGAAACCCGAATCGGCTTTTTCCATACGTGTATGAAAGCTTACGGAGAATAAGACGAAAAGACTCATACTCAAACCGATCTAAAACTGGTCTCCCAGCAGAGTTGTAACCAAATTGCGTATAGGCATTCACAATCAAAAAATCAATATCCCCATTGGCTTTTGCCATACTAAAGTTTCCGAGTTTGTGGATACTATCCATATCGGTTTCTTGGTCGGCTGCATATGCCTCGGGGTATCGTTCCTTGATCTGCTTTGCGATACCTGAGCCGAATACATTAAAACAATTGCACCCATGTACAATAATATCGAAGTTCCCATGATATGCCAAGGTAAGCAGATCACCGTCGATCTGCTTTAATTTGCTCATTAAAACATTCCAGTTAGATCAGGCTTGCTGTAGTTGGGACCCTTTGTGATTTTTCCATTCGCATTAAAAATGGGCTTTCCCTCAGAGTCGAATTTGGAATAATTGGACCGGTTCACTTCAGCGACGGCAGATGTAATATCCAAACCAAACATGTGTGCAACACCAACCGCGGTAACAATTTGATCGCACAAGGAATCAAGCAGTTCCTTTCGATCAATGGTTAGACCCTCTAGGTCTAACACCTGAGTTTTGTAGAAGTCGCCTAACCCACTCATAACTTCCGCAGTTTTTACAAGCGATAATGATTGTAACATTTCGGAGATTTCTTCGAAATGTACTCCAAGCTGAACACAGGCATGTTTTTCATTGGGTGCTGGGACTGCTCTTGCGAACCACTCTTTGGTTATTTCTAATTGGTTTTTCATAGTTTTAACTTATTATTTAGGGTAATAATCCATATCTTCGTCTGTGTCGTCATGATTAATACCGGTATTGACACTTAGATCTCCAAAATACAAAGTTCCTTTATGTGTAAAGCTAAAAAAAGGTTTGTCAAAAACGTGGATCACGCCGCTACTACGGATATCAGAAATTTGCATATCTCGAATATCACTTACCAGAATACAACCAATGGAGCCAGAATCGACATCAATGTTTCCACCAGTATTCGTTTGATAGGATCCATCTCCATACATAGTATCATAACTAATAAATCTGCGGACGCCCTTTAGAGTAAATTCGCCTTCATTGCTTTGGTTAGAGCCACCGGCAAAGAACAACTCACAACATTCATCCCACTCAGCAGAAAGAACATAACAAAGATCGCCAATATAGTACTCACCTGCTGGCATCATTACTTGATTCATAATATTTCCTAAATTGTTGATAAGTAAATTTTATCGACCTACGCTCTTGATTCGCCAGAAAGTCCGCCACATTCTGGATGCTTGGGTACGATGGAGGCTTTTAGTGCCACAGCTAAGCTTAACACCATCAAAATAACAGAATGGCTTAGGTCGCTTCTGACCAAAAATAAGTCGGTTTGCGATTCGCTCATAAGATGAAGTCATCGTGATTTTTCCTAGTGGGATGGTATGTGTTTATTATACCATACCCTAGAATAAAAGTAAAACTTAAACCACAGGAAGTTGCTGTTCGGTTACTTCCACACCGTTCAACCACCATTCCTTGCCACCATCGGAATACTCTACAGCAGGTCCATCGGTACGGTGGAGTTTATCATTCAAGAACCACTGCTTTGTACCATCGTCCTGCTCAACGGCTGGGCCACCCTCTCGGTGGAGTTTACCATTCAAGTACCATGACGGGTAACCATTGTAACACTCAACGGCTGGTCCATCGATCCGATGGAGTACACCATGCAAGTACCACTCATTGCCACCAATGGAATACTCTACAGCAGGTCCATCGATCCGATGGAGTACTCCATTCAGAAACCACTGGGTTTTGCCTCCGGAGATTTTTACGGTGTATTCGGTAGTGTTCATGATGTTTCCTTGTTGATAAGTTATTATACCATACCCTAGAATAAAAGTAAAACTTAAACCACAGGAAGTTGCTGTTCGGTTACTTCCACACCATGGTACCACATCTTGGTGCCATCAGCACACTCAACAGCTGGTCCATCGGCACGCTGCAGTACTCCATTCAGAAACCACTGGGTTTTTTCTTCTTCGACTTGGGTGGTGTATTCGGTAGTGTTCATGATGTTTCCTTGTTGATAAGTTATTATAACACGCCCGGAAATAAAAGTAAAATCAAAGATCCATGAGTTCCACAAAATCACATGCAACTTCATAGAGACGTTCCAGGCCTTCGCCGGAGGCAGTATCGCGAGCCAGTTCATAGAGCTTTTCGCGCTTTGGGTGATTTTTTACACCAAGATCTTCGAAGAGATCGTTCTTGAATTTTTCTGTCAGGCGGCGATCCTCGGCCCGATATGCCAGATTAGCCTCACGATCACCCTTGCTATTAGAATATGGGAGATTGTTGGTGTAAGAGTTGAAGTCCATGATGTTTCCTAGTGATGTTTGGTTGGTATGTGTTTATTATATCACACCCAGGAATAAAAGTAAAACTTACAAACCGAGGGCCTTGCGTTCTTCTACTGTAAGCCTGGCCAAGGCGTTTTTGCGAAATTTTTCGGCAATAGCCTCTCGTGAACGAGACTCCTTGGCCAAGGCTAGGGCGTACTCTAAATCTTGTAGATATTCAAAATTTTCATAGCTATAAACGGGGGCAAGAACTGTCACTTCATTCTTATTACGTTCACGCAGGGTGAAATTGCCGGCGATAACACGAAGTTCATAGTTGTTGAATGGCTGAGTCGCTTCTTGCAGAACGGACATCAGTTGTACAGGGTATTCCGCTTTACGCTCTTCGATCATAGATGCCCATGCTACAGCTGCAGCACGGGCAATTTCTTCTTTGGTTAGACGGGGCATGATATTTTATCCTTGTTTGGGGTTGATAAGTTATTATAACACGTCCGGAAATAAAAGTAAAACTTACTTCTCTACGAGCTCTAGCTCTTTCTCAAGGATTTTCTCAGGGGTACCAGGTGGCAGAATTTTTTTCAACCACGCCTGGGGAACATGGGCTCGATTTCCGACTGCGCCATACTCAGTCACCAGCTCGTCTCTTGCTGATACAAGCCACATAGTACCATGCTTACTGTGTACCCCATCAACTCGAACACATTGAACTATTTTACCGACAGAGATACCATCGACACTCTTGATAATTTCAGCTAGGTCACCTGGAGAAAGTTGATTGTCTTTATTCATTGAATAGTCCTATGTTCGGAAAAAGTATGGACGCCGGGTCGCCCTAGAATAATTTTCGACACAATTGATGACACTCGGTTGGATAACCAGTCTACTTCTGATTCAGTTAGATCACTATCAAAAACCTCACCGTCAAACCAGGCTTGTAGTTTTTCTTGATTCATTAAAGTTGCATAATAAAGTTAGGGTCAAAATTTCCGCAAGTTTGCTCACCAACATACCCACGGGGATTACAAACTACTCGGGTATCACCGATCATGTAATCAAAGCAATTATGTACGTGACCGTGAGTCCAGCCTTTAATCTGTGGGCGGTCTAGAATAAACTCACTCAAATCTGAAGCATAAGCGCCATTCATTAGATATTGATCTTTATAATGCTCGTGGATACTCATTCTACTTGGTGCATGATGACCAACTACTACAAACTTTTCATTGTGCTTACCCTCTACAATTAGGGAGATATATTCCAATGTTTTTTTATGTCGTAGGACAGTAGTAGCCGGCTTAAGCTTAGTAAAACCAAGCTCATCATTTCTAATGAGCTTATAATCCTGCATCAGATCTTTAGTAGCATGCAAAGTTAGTGGGTCGAAATTATTCATATCGGTCCATAGTGTGCCACCGATAAATGTTACATCATCAAGTTTGAAAATGTCATTCTCAAGAAAGTGAATATTAGGAAACTTTGCCGCCGTTTCACGAAGAATTTTTAGACTTTTTACCCATTTTCCATGGTAAAACTCATGGTTACCAGCAATATAGATCACATGAGGAAATGCTTCTGATACCTGCTTGAAGAACTCAAGATATCGAATTGCTGCTTTCTGCCTGGCTCCAAACTTAGAAATGATCTCGGTATCCAATGGATCATAGCCGGGAATATTTCTATCCAGATCATCTGCCACACAGACATCGCCTGAAAGAATCAGAACATCAGCGCCGGCGTTTTCGATAACGATAGCCCCGAATTCGAGGTGGAGGTCAGAAACTACTTGGATTTTCATAAATTACTTAAGGTGTATCCAGGGAATGTTATCCTGAAGAAAGTTTTTACAGGAAATTGGGTCTCGGTAAAGATGGCCGATACCACCCGCGGATTCCCATTCGGTTATATTTGTTTGTTTGTCATCAATGAGTATATCTCCTGGTCTTGCATACAAGAGTTTTTGGTGAGCATATGGTCCGAAGAAAATATCCACGAACGGAAAGTTTTTATTTACCCAATTCACTTTATCCATACCCGCATATTTCCAGATATATCTAACATCATACGGGAGGGCAGTTAGGAAGGCTTGTTTACAGCCGTCTTCCTCAAGAGCGACAATAATATTTTGCACTTCGTCCACGACGTCAAGATCGCGAAAAAATCTAGGGGCACTTCTGCAAGCTCTTCCCCAATCGGAAAGAGAAATAGCATCACCGATGCTATGTGGCTTACCCGTGAGTCGAGTAATAGCCCCGGCTAAATCAGCGGCAACGTTGTCAAGGTCCCAGTAAATCATTGTCATTTGGTAATTTTCTGGCGCATGCCATTTACTGAAGTCATAGAGTAAAAAATTTGTAATTGAAGCGGCATACCGCGGTAGATCTCATCGGTAATCTGCATTGGTTTAGGATAGCCAGCCGTAAGTGGTTTATTGTATCCGTATTTGGTGGCCGGGCATAAACCTAGAGCGGCCATTTCAGAATATGTTAGCATTGTTTTTAGTAGTTGATCTGAATCATTGCACAAGATTTCATATCTGAACCAATGTCATTTTTCGTAAGAAAGTCAACATCATCAACAGAATATATCTCTGCCGTTTCTTTGTCATAAACATTTACAATCATATCCTGTGGCATATTTTCAAGAATGGCGATGAGTTCACTAACGGTCATGATATTTCCTTGGGTTTCTGTGTTGAAAAGTTATTATAACACTCCTCAGAATAAAAGTAAAATCTACTTTTTGGGCACCACAGGGCTTTTCTTGTCGAAGATTTTCTCCCAAGCCTGGTCATAAGCTTTTTTGTCGGTGGGTCGCTGTGCAGATCCCTTACCAGCTTCGCCGCTCATACCCGAACCACCAACTTGTTAAAGTCGGGGGTAGCATAATACCGTTTAAACTCGTTTGGTGCACCCAGGTTGTAAGTCATTTCTACCACAGGCCGATCATAGTTATTATTACCAGAGTAGGCAACAACTCCAAGGTCGGGATATAGAACGCCCATGTTTCGGTTGCCATCCTGCATAATATGCTTCATCAATTCAGATACAGAATAATTTTTGATGTTATCCGGTAAAAGACCGCGATTTTCTAAGAGCTCCTCAAGGGTAGAAAACCAAGACATATTATTAACATGAGCCCTAACCATGTTAAATGATGATAAGCCCAATGAGTTTGATGAGCGTGCATTAACATGGGTAAGATAGTTAACAAAGTCACCCTGAGGCTGAGTACCGTAAATTGGATTCATATTATTCCTAGACAAATATATGGAGTTTTTTTGATGCTCGGCTACAAGCAACGTATAGCATTTTAGTTCGATCTTCGATATTTCTATTTAGAAAAATGTCACCCACTTCCACGAAGATTTCTGGAATAGAGGACCCTTGGCTTCGGTGAGTAGTCATTGCATAACTGTGAGAAATAGAATGAAAAGATTCTTTAAGTTTCCAAAAAGGAAACCAGGATTTGGTGGATGAGTATTTGTCTAACATATCCTGATAAAGTGCCTTGCCTGCTTCATGAATTACATATGATGTAATCGTTGAACCACCATCGAGTTTAATCTGTAATTTCCAAGCCTTAAGTGGATATTTATTATGAGTTGTAACATCTACTTTTGTAACAATTCCTTCCTGATCTGTGTGGGCCAAAGGAATCTTATTTTTTCCAACTTCCTGATACACCGGCTCCTTGAATACAACTCGATCACCAACCACGAAGTCTGAGTCAATCCCCGGGCAATGGGCTTCTCGAATAAGACGATTCAAGAAGTCTACAGTTACATTTCTGAAGGCAATCGCTTTTGCCTCACCAGAATGGAATAAGCCTTTGTTAGCCGCTTGCTCGATTCCGTCCATAAATTCGGTGTCACTTTCGATCATTACATCTTCACCGGTAGAAACAAACACCGGC